CGTTCTGGAGCGAGGGACATAACCAATATTTCTTGCCAGTGAAACTACATTTTCACGAACAGTTGCAGAATCCAAGAAGGATTCATTCACAATCATATTCGAGTTAAATGCCGTAATATAGGTATTATATGCCAGAGTATCTATTAATACAGAAAAGTTAGACCCCTCAAAGTCAAAATCCGTGAATGTAGAGTTGGCACGGAGATAATCTTTGATGGAGGTCTTTATCTGATCGAAATCTAGATTTGTAAATTTGGTGAAAGGCATTTTATCTTGTTGCCTCTAGTATGAATGAATATTCTTGAGTTGGAAATTCTTGTCCTATAATATCAAAAATAATTGTTACATTAAATGTATTATCATCCGGAATAGGATCCACCTGAACTTCTACATTATTAACTCTTGGTTCGAAGTTATTAATTGATATTTCAATTTGATTTTGTATTACTGATGCAGTACCAAAATCAACAAATTCAAATAAACTTCTTGTAATATCAGATCCTAATAGAGAATTGAAGAATCTTTCTGTTGGAATAGTTTCTACAATATTTCTTACGGATCTGCGAATCGCATTCTCATTCTTTAATATGGGAAGATCCTTCGTCACCGGATGTGGTTCAAAGGATAAACTGATATCTTTAAATGATCTGGATATCCTCTGAATTGCCATTGAACAAAAGTTTTTTATTTATTTATATCTACTTCCAAGAAGAACCATAGTTTGGTTCGGTTCCATATGTCCAGTCATCATAGTCCTCATCATTACGAATTTTTTCATGCAATTCAACCTGTTTTTTTAGGTTATGTTTTGGTGCAACATCATAAACAACTTCTTGAATGACTCTTTTTTGATTGTTATCTGATTCAAATAGCATTTCTGAAACTCCTGTTTTAATGAATAAAACAGAACTTTTATAAAGGAGGTTTCTATCTCCTGTTACTATTTAACGATTTATTTCACGAAGATTATAATTGTCGGAATTTAAGTACTTGAGTAATTCATTTGCAACCAATTTCGGGTTTCCTTCACCACAAGTATAGACATCAATTGCTATACAACCATTTTCAGGCCAGGTGTGGCAGGATACATGACTTTCTGAGAGTGCAATGACGATGGTACAACCCTGAGGAGAAAAACAATGAGAAAAAATGTTTAAAATTGTCATATTTGCCCTATTAATACCCTTCTCCATTGTTTCTTGAAGAGATATTACATCATTTAAGAGGTCAAATTTGACATCATACACCTCCAAAAGGAGATGAGTTCCCATTGAATACTGTTCCAATTATTATTCCAGTAAAAAAGTTATTTATTTTCTTTCTCATGTTCCCAAAAATATTCTTCAGTATTTCCCAATCGACACTTTCCTCCATTTTCTACAGAAAAATTTCTGGTAGAAACTAAAAAGTCGGGTTTTTTAAGAGTAGGTGGAGTTAAACTTTCATCAACCCATCTGCAACGATTGTTTGGGTAAAGACCAATTTGTCCATTTGGTAAAATGATACAGTTATGTGACTTATGTTCTTCTGGAAATTCTGAAAATGAAATATCAGGAATGTCCCGATCAGGATGATAGGAATCAATTGTGAACAAATATTTACCATTTTCAGATAAATGACCAGAACGATGTTTAACCTCAACAGACATTGTATATAAAAACTGCTTTTCAATTAATCTAATGTCATAGTCAAAACTATCCCAGTACTGTAAATCAGTGATTGGTAGATCTGGACTTATTTCTCTTGGATGTTCGTGATGGTCACTTTCCCAATTCAAAAATGCCGAGATTGGTAATTTATCATAAAGAGCACCATATTCTGGAATATAAGTTTCGAAATAAAAACACTTTCCCCAGATTGATTTGATGGACACCCACCAACCTTTCACATATTCTCCGTGTCCATCACGAAGATCTCTTAGATATTCTTTACGAATCCAAACTTTTTTTGGTGGTAAATTGATAATATTCATTTAAAAATTTTTCTCATTGGGTTTATAATATGTTGTCAATTCTTCTCCACATTCAATGTCTTTGATTGAGAAGAGTTCATCAGATCTTCGATCCCAAAAGACATTGGGATTATAAGAATGATTGACATAATATGCAGTATAAATCTTAAAGGCAGGAACATCCAAATAAAAACCTTCTTTTACCCCATCCGTCATTGCCATTATATAATTTTGAATGTTAGGTGAAATATCTTTTATTTCTGAATATTCAAAAAAATAATCATCTGTTCTTTCAACCTCAAAAATTAGAGTGTCTTTAGGAATATCTATTAAAGCAAAAACCCCAACACCAGCACCAGGAATAGCACTGGGTTTGAGGTATGTCTTTAAGTTTTTAATTGAATTTAAAATTTCACTTCGATTATATGATATCATCTAAAAACTTCCATGTAGTTCATCCTTTACCTTGACCTCGATACTTCTTACGAGCCTTATTACGAGAAGACGCGGCGCACTTAGTATGAGCACCAGAACCTTGTCTGGTTTTCTTTGGACGAGATTCAATGACTTGCTTCCCACCACTTAATGATTTTTTAATTGCCATTAGTTTTCTCCTATAATTTCAGTTGTAATTTCATTTGGATTTGGAGAACCTGTCTGATAGAATTGAATAGACAGATCCTCCATAGTATTGAAGTATTCTTCCTCTGTAAGATTGGAATAAATTTTACGACCCTTACAGATTATATTGTAAGATTCGTTAGACATCAAATCACCCTTGTCTTTTCGTGACCGACTCTAATCCGAGGATCGCACCAAATCTCAAATCCTGCTTCCTTTGCATCCAAACAGAAAGATACATCTTCTCCGCACATATCTTGAACTTCCCCAGACTCAAAGACTTGCATCTTAGGAGCAAACCAGGGATACTTCATTTCGGAGTGCTCAAATACTCCGTGCTTAATCAGTAACCAACCAAATCCGGCATAATCGACGGTGAATGGTTTACGACGCTTAGAGATGCTCTCTACGGTTTCGTGATTCATGACTCCACCATTATTGCGGAAATCATCTTCTTCCATCCAGTGCGCTACTGATGTTGTATGACCATCTTCGGTTGCATACCATCCCGAGGCAATGTCTTTATCCATTAGAACAAGTTGCCAGAATTTTTCAGTATTGAAGACAATATCAGAATCAATCCAAAGTTGCCAGTCATAATTCAGTTTTCCATCCCAGGGAAGTTGATCCGGACCTCTTAGAACATTCGCACCCAGGCATTTGCATCGGGCAAAGTTCACCATTGATGAGTAGTCCTGAGAAATCTGAATACTTGCTCCGGACTGAACTAGGTCAAAACAAAGTTGAACAAAACTTTTTAGATAGGTATATGAAACTCCTCTGCCGGGAAGACAAAAGACAATAGATTTGCCTCTTACCATTTCTTTTGCGAGATTATAGTCCCATTCGGGTTCTTTATTTGATGCCACTGGGGCATTTGCTTTTACGGTAAATCCTTTAGCCATAGTTGTAAGTAGTTACTTCAGTATCATACATCATTATATAGAGATTGTCAATGTGATGAATTTAGTGCTGTTTCTTTTGAATAGATTACTTCTTCATAAGAAAGAATATCTTTTTTTCTATCATCTGTGATTGTAAGAAATTCAGAAAACATTTTCCATGTAATATCAAAGTCTTCTATACTTAAAGAATGATAGAGGCATTTGTTGTTCAAATATATGTGATATTTTTTTTCAATCATTGTCTTTTTCTGAAAGTATTAATTCTTTTCCATCGACTGATAATTTGATTTCTGTATCTTCGTACCATTCAAGATCATTTGCCACCCATTCTGGTATTGTGACATAGTATTCGCCAGTAATTGGATCGACTTGTAGGAACTGAAAATTTTCCTCGGAATTTTTTTTCATATGTGAGTTATAAGGATTCAATTTTTATATAGGAAGTGTTATATTTTGAGGGTTATGGAGTTTTTTTACCTGGAAAAATTTTTATATTTTAGAGATAATGTGCAGCTCATATTTACTTTTGTAGGTTAGGGTAGTTAGCTGTTTTTATACGCCCCCATGGGGTAGGGGGGGCATACCCATAAGGCGCCCTTAACTGTCCAAACACGAACGATCAGAAATACTAATCACGAACGAATAGGGTCGCTAAGTATACCTAACTGCCAAACACGAACGAATAGAATAGGGGGCAGGATTGCGCCTGCCCC